CCCTATAATATAAACAGTCCCATCCCATTTGGCAAGGCTATGTTGGTGCGTGAAGACATCTGTTGACAACCCCCTGACCTACCGAGAGCATAAAGAAAGTAAAAGAAAAGATAATAATAACTTGACAAACGATTGCCTTTTCTATTATTATGTACTATATACTAGTGGAGGGTTAATAATGACCAAGAAACCAGATAACAAATACAACAACAAACCGAGCAAGCAGTTGTCCAGAAAAAGAAGAATAAAGAAATCGGACTGGAGGTATGTACCCTATATCCCAGAGCTATTAGATACTATCCACAATCATAATCCTGAAGATGAAATGATTGCAAAGATAGATGGTGAGTTGATAAGAGAGAAACCTACATTCGATTACCATGAAGTACTAGAAGCTTACCTACCAGAACTTGCCGCAGAAGTTGTTGATATGCACATTGGTCAAGGCAAAACATTCCAAGAGATTGGTGACCACCTTGGTACAAGTAGACAGTATGCCAATCAGGTTTACCATAAAGCCCTGAGTGAACTCCGTCCACACCTAACCAACCTTAAACTACCCACACATAAACCACTTGATAACAAGGTAGAACTTAATCTTTTTTTAAGACCTACCGCTATCACTAAGAAATTTATTGGAGATAAAGAATGAGCTACAGAGGCGGAAGAACACACCTTACCAAGAGAGACAAGACACTCCGTAAGGCAGTGAAGGATAGAGATATCAAGATTCTCTTATGGCAGTTAGTACAAGATTGCTTTGAGGATCTAGAGATTGGTGAAGAACCAAGACACGGTGAACAGCTTATGAAGTTCGCCATCCAACAACTTGCTTTGCTTGAGAGCAAAACAAAAAAAGATACTAAGGGAGACACTCTTAAGATAGAGAAACTGAAAGAGTGGCTAGACGAATAAGATACAAGGAGGACTATCAGCCTTATAACAAAAGAGATAGTAACCAACAGAATGTTTATAACAATAAAGGAAAACAACAACATGACTAACTTACTACAACACCCAACATACACTGACCATTACTATGAGACATCATCAGGATCTATTCTTCGCATCCGTGTGTTAAAGTCAGGTCAACAAAAGATTAAAGTAAAAACCCTCACGCCAAATGGCAACGGCTACCTCAGTTTCAAAGTACACACAGGAAAGAATAAATATAAGTTCTTCACAGCACATCGCTTTATTGCAGAATGCTGTGCTGGTCGTGTGTTAGGTAAGGATGAGCACTTGGATCACATTGACCAAGACACGCATAATAATGCATTAAGCAATCTTAGGATTGTTGGTCGGTCAGCCAACCGCCTGAACTCTGACAAGTCAAAAGGCTACTGTGCTCGTCCATCTGACACAAAAGGAATGCGCTATCAAGTATGGTTCCGTTCCATCTATCAGGGTACATTCGATACACAAGCAGAGGCTGAAGATTGTTACAACACACTCAAGGCTGCTGCATTACAAGCAGAGTTAGATGGTGTTCACACACTACAAGATATGATTACAGAGGTAGCATAAGATTATGGGTCGCAAGTTATCTAACCACAAAACTATGCAAAAGAAGTTACGCAAGATACTTGCTGACCCTATCTCTTTTATCCAGAGATTGTATATCAAAAACAAAAAGGGTAGGTTGGTTAAGTTCAAACTAAATGATGAACAGATTCAAATGCTTGATGCTTTCACACATGAAGACTTACAGCATCTTCACATGATTATCCTGAAGGCAAGACAGATTGGTTCATCAACACTTGTATCAGCCTACCTCTTTTGGAAATGGTTTACTTCAAAGGAACCTATCACTATTGCTATCTTGTCTCACAAGCTTGCCAGTAGTAAGCACATCCTTGAGATGTGGTTTCGTTTCTATGACAATCTTCCTCCCGGTCTTGCTCCTGAGTTAGAAGTTCGTAACACTACATGCATGAGACTTCCATCAGGTGCTGAGGTTATCGCTGTATCTGCTGAGGGCAAGGGAGGTCTTCGTTCTTTCTCAGCTAACTACATTCATCTATCAGAGTATGCCTTCGCTCCTAATGCAGATGAACTAAAGGCTACTGCTATTGCTTCACTCAATGAAGGTAGATTGTTTCAGGAGTCTACTGCTAATGTATTCGGTGACCCACATCATGTAGATATTATGAAGGCACAAAGAGGTGAGGCAGGATTGCATCTTCTTTTCTTCCCATGGTCACAGCATAAAGAATACCAAGCCAACCAAAGATCTACTAAGGATTGGACTGATGAAGAGTTAGAGATCAAAGAAGCATACGAGTTATCTAATGCTCAATTGTACTGGCGTCGTATGAAGGTACAACAGCTTGGCTATCATAAGTTTATCCGAGAGTATCCGATGACTATTGATGAAGCATACGCTGGTGCAAGTAGTGCTTACTTCGATGCAGAGTGCTTTGCTTACTCAAACAAGATTAGCATTGAACCACAGGATGATTATATTAATTACTTTGGTGAGCCACACAAAGAGACCAGCTATGCCATTGGCGTAGATGTAGGTGCAGGTGGAGGAGGTGACCCTTCTGTAATCTTTGTCATGGACAAGACAACCTATGAACCAGTAGCTATCTGGAGTAGCAACAAGACATCAATCATAGATACAGCAGATAGACTGCTACACTTAGCAGCCGAGTACAATGAAGCAAGAATCCTTATCGAAGAGAATAGTATTGGTGCTGCACTAATCAATGAGGTAAGGAACAGAGGCTACACTAATCTATGGAAGAATCCACAGAACGATAAAGACTGGAACACTAACGTAAGAACAAAGATGATTATGTTTGAGGAACTAAAGGAAGCCTTACGAGAAGGTGTCATTACTAACTTAGATCTATTAACAATGTCAGAGTTGAGAGCATACTTCCTAAATGATAAGAGCAGGATTGATTACCCTAAGAACCTACCTACTCACGGTGACCGCGTAGTTGCTATGGCATTGGCTCTTCAATGCCTAAAGCAAGTAAGTCTACCAAAGGTTCTCAATCTACCTCACTGGGTAAGAGGACAGAGAGCACAGCGTATTGCAGCACAACATTCATTCCACGGTAAAAGGAGATACTAATGAACAACTGGACATATGGAGAACTACTACAGGATAAGAGAAGCAAAGAGCTTTACATCTTTTGTGGTACAGCAACGGAGGCAGACCACAGGAAGTATAGAGCATTTGATATGGCATTCGATGCACGGGACACAAAGTATGATGACGATTGGTTGCTTTGGTCTAACAAACAAAGCGAGTTTATCTTTATGAGCAAGAAGGTAAGTCATCTGTATCTTAAGCAACTTGACACCGCCACTACTAATGATACGGAGATTAATTAATTATGGCTAAGACTGAACAAGATATCATCGGGCTAATCTACACTTGCCTAACAGACCACAAAGAGAACTGGGGTAATAAGCAAGAGGACATGAGACGATTGCGCTCTGCTTATCTTACTAAGTTCTTTGAAGACGTTGAGTACGATAGCTCTACTATTAGAGTAGAGACATCAGATGCATATACCTTTATTGAATCTTACATTGCCAGCCTCTTTGAGAAGAGCCCAGCAGTAGAAGTAGATAGCATGAAGACCCAGCAAGATAATGTAGAGCTTGCACGGGCATCAGTTAATAGCTGGTTAGAGGGCAACAGGAAGGCACTGGAGAACGGTAGCCGTCTTGCCCTCATCTACCCTATGTCATTCTTTAAGGTCTCTCCTGTGGAAAGCGAGGACCCTTTACAGCGTGTTCGTATTAGAGCACTTGAACCATGGCAGGTAATCTTAGATAGAGATGCTGACCTATGGGAAGAGCAGCGTTACTGTGGTCACCACTATTACATCCCACTTGCTGAAGCAAAGCAAAGATATGGTAATAAAAGATTCACTCCTGTTAGTAAGCCTAACTACTTCCAAGACTGGGACGGCACAGTAGTAGATAGAACTAAAGCTCTACCAGATGAATACCAGTACATTGAAGTTGTAGAGTTCTATGACCTTGTAGATGATAAGCTCTATGTATTCTCACCTAACTGGAAAGATGGAGGTTTGCTTGAGAAGAGACAGATTCCTTTACGGAAGTATGACGGATCTCCACTTGTTCCTATTGTTGGTCTTTATTATAGTCGTGTGCCTGATAAGCCTATGGATGGATACAGCACACTTGCCAGAGTATATGACCAGATTTTTGAGAAGAATATAATCCGTACCTTCTGGGCTAATGCTATCCGTAGAGATAGCAGACAGTACATTGTTAAAGAAGGAGCAATGGATGAAGAAGCCCTCGCTAAGATTACAGCAGGTGTTGATGGAGCTATCATTCCTGTTGATAATGAAAGTCTTGACGGCATCATTCGTGAGGTCCCTGTTACTCCCCTTAGTACTAACTTTGATCGTTATCTACAAATGGTTGAGTCTGATATCCAGAGAGGTTCTATCATCTCTCCCAACACCAAGGGGATTGCTACGAAAGCTACTGCCACAGAAGTTACAGCACTTGCTCAGTACACTGCATCAGAGATTGGTCGTATGGCAAGAGAGCGTGATGAAGCTATTGAAGAGATTGCAGAAGTCTACACACGCATGATGGTTTATACCTTAGAAGAAGGTGACCGACCTGTCATCATGGTAGGAAAGAAACCACGCTATGTTACAGCAGATTCCCTTGACCATTCATTCAGGTTCTTTGCTCTTGACCAAGCAGCCACACCACTATCGAAAGAACTTAAGAAGCGTCAGCTATTAGAACTCTTACCAGTTCTCTCACAGCTACAGGTTCCTATGGATAAGATTCGTGAGGAAGTTATCAGAGCATTCGATCTACCTGAAGTATTCTTGGATATCCCTGAACCACAGGAAGATACTCAGGTAAGAACCAGAGCAGATGCTATTGGTCCTGAACCAACAACTGATGCAGAAGTTCTAGCTGGTGAGCTTGTTAGGCAAGCTCCCTCTATCCCCTTACCAATACCGGAGTAACCCTTAATGCCTATCTATAAATATTGTTGTGACGAATGCAAGTACTACACAGAGAAGATTCTTTCTATGTCTCAGTGCGATGTAACCCAGACCTGTGACCACTGTGATGGTGACCTAAAGAAAATGATTACCATGCCAGCCAAGACTGCTTCCTTGTGGGGAGTTGATTGGCGTAGTGGCTTAGGTTCTAACATGTATTCTAAATCACTTGGTGCCCACGTCAGTAGCAAGAGAGAAGAAGAAGACCGTATGCGAGCCAAGGGCTTTGTACCTGAATCTGATTTCGGTGAAGGCTTCATTGATAGCCACAGAGAGAAGATGCACAACAAAGAAAGAGAGCAAGCAAAGATCAACGACACTTATGCAGCAAATCTAAAAGAGTTTAATGGGGACAAGATTAAAGCTGTAGAGAAAACATTCCCCGCCAAACAAATGCTTAACGAATCATAAGGAGATTTACAATGGCAAGAGAAATGGAAATCCAGATTATGGGGATGGATTCTAATATGGACCCCAGCCAGATGATGGCACAAGGAGAAGCCGAAGGTATGGTTGACCAACTTCGTAGCGCAGAAGAAGAAGACATGCAGTCTATGGCACCTACTGGTGACTTTAGTAAGTCAGCTTTAAACAGCCTTGTAAGGGCTCACAATAAAGTAAGTTCTTTATTTGATATGGAGACATACCCTGACTTTTCTGAGGGCTTAGAAGAGTTCCCAGCCCGCTTCGTTCGTGAGCTAATGATGATTGCACAGGCAGTATCTGATGCCATTGACGCAGACATCCTTGATAGTGAGATGATGATTGACCTTGATGGTGTTAGCTCTGATAGAGACCTAGCCCTATTGGCTGGTCGTTTAGAAAGTATCAGTAAGTCGAAAGAGTTTAAGCGCTTCTTGAAAGAAGCTACTGGTGATGAAGAAGAGCCCGAGAAAGAGGAGCCTAGTGTTCCTGCTGAAGAAGCGAGCGATGAAGACATCGACGCACTAATGATGGAAAGAATGTAATAACAATTATAAGGAGATTATTACCATGAGTGAAGTAACTGAATCTGTTGTCGAAGCCGACAACAACACCGAGGTTGCTGAAGATACAACTACTACTGTAGAAGCATCCGATGTACCAGCCGAGGTAGTAGATCAATTTAATATTGATGAATTAATTAATGCCAGCTTTGACGATGACCCTGTAATGAATCAGGAGCATCACAAGATTGGTGTACCATACCAAGAAGTACTTAAGCATATTCCTGAGAATGGACGTAAGGTTATTCAGAACCTTCGTTCTTCTTACACAAAGAAGACACAAGAGATTGCGGCTATGAGAGCGGACCTTGATGCACAGCGTGCTGATTTGATTCGACAGAAAGAACTACTAACTACTGGAGCATTCAGAGAGAATGTAGATGCTAAGGCTAACAGCACCGAAGAGTATGACATTTGGGATAGTGCTGGTAGACAGAAAGAGATTGAGCGTCAGGCAGCAAAGATGATGCAACAGATGATTGCCCCACTACAGGCTGAAGTACAGGTACAGCAGAGAGAGATTGAACTACAGAAGTTTAAGACTGCTCACCCAGATCTAAAAGAACATAGGCTTGGCATTGCTAAGTTGCTAAATGAAAGAGAAGATCTAAAACTAGAAGATGCTTACTGGTTGGTCAAAGGTAGAGCCGCTGAAGCTGAGGCTCGTGAAGCAAGAGAGAACAAGTTATCTAACAGAGCTAACTCCCGTGAAGGTCTATACAAGACCTCTAACGGAACTAATGTTTCTCCTAAGAACATCAAAGCACCTAAGTTTAAGTCTGCTTGGGAAGCTTACCAGTATCACCGTGGTCAAGGAAGAAAATAAACTTTACTTGACACCGACTTTATTATTGAGAACTCGTCCTTCTTTTGTTGTAAGCATCGTAAGATTACCTGACATAAATGCGGACAAACCTTTCAATAATAACTTCGCAAGAACACTTAATATTTAAAGACTATCCCATTTAACTAACTAACAAAAAAGGAAACATATCAAATGGCTATTTCAAATGATCTGCTGTCCTCTACCCTTTACTCTATCCGTGATAGTGAGGTAGACCAGCTTTACCGTAAGACCGCATTCCTCGACCTCTGCAAGCAGAACGGTGGAATCGAATACGAAGACGGTGGTATTAAAATCCAACGTCCCCTCTCCG